TACCACAACCTTTGATTCACATCAACCATACAGTGAAGGTCTGTTGTATTATGATAATGCACACAAGACTCTGAACTATAATGATGACATCACTGGTATGGTTCACGAAATTGGTATTCAAGAACACCAACGTGTTTATAATAATAGTGGTGCAACCATTAAGAAAGGTAATGCACTATACTTTAGTGGTAACTACCTATCAGGTGATATTGATGTTCCGACTATTGGTCTTGCAGACGCAACGGACGTAAACGCATATAACGCTCAAGGTATTGCTGCCCAAGATATTGCAAACAACTCTTATGGTCACTGTTTGATTGCTGGTCAATTAACCGAAGTTGATACCTCACACTTGAGTGACGGTTCAAACTTCTTCGTATCCGTGACTACGCCTGGGTCTCACCAAAACGCATCTCCGACATATCCAAACTTCCCTATGTGTTTGGGTTGGGTTGTTAAGGCTGGTGATTCAGATAATGGTATCTTACTTGTCAATCAACAGAACCACTCGGTTAACTCATTCCGTGTAAGAACTTCTGCACACATTGGTACAGACTTACAGGTTGACGGTAACTTAACGATTTTAGGTAGTCAGACCACTGTAGGTACATCTAATGTAACTCAGGGTTCTCCAATCTATCGTCTTAATGAAGGTGATGCGATTGGTGAAGCAGGAACAGTCTTTACTGGTACTGGTCTTGACGATGCCTTCTTTGCAGGTCACTTTACAGGAACTTCTTCACAAACTTACTATGTAAGAATTGATGGTGTAGGAACTGGTGCAGGTGGTGTAGATACCTTTGCTGTTGCACTTGGTAACGATAGTGCGTTTACTTCACCAGTTTTAATTAAACAGAATATTACTGGTGAACCACAACTTATTCACTCTGCCGATAATATCTCGGTTGATTTTGGTGCGACTACAGGTCACGATAGTGGTGATAGATGGGCTGGTACTGCATCTCCTGTTAATGTAGATACTGGTTTCTTCACAAACCGAAATACTGGCACAAGTGGTGTCGGTTATACCCATATGGGTCTATGGTTTGATGTCACTGACGAGAAGTGGAAAATCATTGATGAGTATGACTCAACACCTACAGGAACAATTAATGCTGCCGACTCTTCGTTCAGTCTTGCAACTCTAGTTGCAAATACGTTTGAAGGTAATCTGATTGGTGCGGTAACAGGTAATGCTCAAACCGCTTCTGCTCTTGCAACTGGTCGTAACTTCTCCTTAACAGGTGATATTACTGCAAGTGCGGTATCCTTTGACGGAACAGGTAACGTAACACTTACAACTGCATACAATCCAGGCAGTATCGTAAACGCAGATATCAATGCAACTGCAAATATCGCTGATAGTAAACTCGCAACCATTACTACTGCGGGTAAGGTAAACAACTCTGCAACGACCGCTACAAGTGCAAATACTGCTTCTGCAATTATTGCTCGTGATGCAAGTGGTAACTTTGCGGGGGGTACATTCACTGGTGAAGTGAATCGTGACGCACAGACTACAGTAACCGCTGGAACATATGGTTCTGCAACTGCAATCCCTGTAATAACAGTTGATGCAAATGGTTTTGTAGATAGTATGGGAACAATCGGTGTATCAGGTATTACTGGTGTAGACTTTAATAATTCAGACGGAACACTTACTATCAATACAAGTGGTAGTGACTTCTCTGATGTCCTTACCCTTGACCCATTCACTACTGCGGACTTGACAGAGAATACTAATCTCTATCACACAACCGCAAGAGTAAGAAGTGCCATTAGTGTAGATTCTGGCAGTGACTTGTCATACAACTCAACTACTGGTGTAATATCATTTACTGAATCGGATAGAAGTCCTGCTGATATTAGAGGATTATTCTCCGCAGGTGGTGATTTAAGTTATAACGATAGTACTGGACAATTCTCATTCACCGATTCTGCACAACATACAAGTGCAGAGATTCGTGCAATGTTCTCTGCGGGTGGAGACCTTACATTTAATAGTGGTACTGGTCAATTTAGTGTAACTAAGTTTACTACCGCAAACGCAAGAAGTTCAATCTCATTGACAGACGCTGGCGGTGCTGGTTCTGCTTCATATAACTCTGGTACTGGTGTGATTACCTATACAGGGCCGAGTGATGCGGAGATTCGTGGTAAGATTAGTGTAGATTCTGGCGGTGACTTGTCATACAACTCAACTACTGGCGTGGTATCATTTACTCAAAGAACCGATGCTCAAGTAAGAGGTCTTATCTCTGCTGGCGGAGACTTATCATATAATAGTAGTACTGGTGTCATGTCATTCAGTGAAACATATTCTACTGCAAGTGAACTTCTGACCGCAGTTAAGACTGTAGATGGCGATTCGAGTGGATTGAACGCTGACCTATTAGACGGTCAAGAGGGTTCTCATTACAGAATTAATGTTTATAACAATGCAGGCACGTTGTTAAACTAAGGATAAATAGATAAATGGCATCATATACAAGAATACAAACTAGACAAGAGTTCATTGAATATTGTCTACGTAGGTTAGGTTATCCCGTTATTGAAATTAATGTGGATGACGAACAAATCGAAGACCGTGTCAATGACGCATTGCAATTGTTTAATGAATATGGTGGGGAAGGTAGTTTTCGTGCATATATTCCATTCACAATAACACAAGCTATTATTGACCGTGGGTTTATTGATTTTGACTTAGACCCTATTACTGGTGTTACTGACCCCAATAATATTCTAAATGTTGTTCGTGTATTGCCAATTGATTCTCAAGTAGAAAGTGTTAATTTCTTTGATGTAAAATATCAAATGCGTCTTAACGATATGTGGGATTTGAACACTGGTGTCGGAGACCTTGCATACTATGAACAAATGCAACAGTATCTCTCTACTATTGATATGAAACTAAGCGGCACTCCTCAGATTCAGTTTGTTCGTGCAGGTAATACCTTGAATATCTTTGGTGATATTTCTGGAAGTAAGGGTGACCTACAAGCTGGTGATAAAATTTTAATGGAAATGTATTTTACAACTGACGCAAATGTCAATGGTAAAATCTATAATAATATCTTCTTAAAAGAATACGCAACCGCACTTATCAAAGAACAGTGGGGACAGAATCTTATTAAGTTTGAAGGAATGGTATTGCCTGGCGGTGTTCAGTTGAATGGTAGACAGATATTTGAAGATGCACGACAAGAAATAGAAGTAATTCGTCAACGAATATATAATGAGTATGACACACCACCAGACTTCTTTGTAGGATAACATAATGGCAACGAACCCGTATTTTAAACAAGGTGTTCGTTCTGAACAGACCGTTTATGAGGACATTATCATTGAAGCCCTCAAAATGTATGGTCAGGATGTGTATTACCTTCCACGAGAAATCATCAATCAAGATAACATCTTTCTTGATGACGTACCGTCACGTTTCGGTTCTTCTTATAAAGTTGAAATGTATATTGAGAACACCGAAGCATTTGATGGTGAAGGTGACCTGTTCACAAAATTCGGTATCGAATTAAGAGACCAAGCTAATTTTGTTGTTTCTAGAAAGAGATGGAAACAACTTGTCGGTACTCGTCTAGCTGAGAACAACTTCCGTCCTCGTGAAGGCGACCTAATTTATCTGACACTATCTAAATCTATATTTGAGATACGTAGAGTAGAAACCGAAACTCCATTCTATCAGTTATCAAATCTACCCACATTCCGTATGCAGTGTGAGTTATTCGAATATAATGACGAAGACTTTGATACAGGTATTGATGATATCAATAAAGTTGAAGAAGAGTCAGCATATCAAATTTCATTGACAATGGATTCTGCGGCAGGATATGACATTGGAGAAACCGTTACTCAGGTATTTGAAACATATAGTATGAAGGGTGAAGTTATTGATTGGTCTGATTCTGATGGTATTCTTCAACTTGCACATGTTGGCGCTACCGATGGTAAGTTCCACACATTTAACACATCAAGACTTATCACTGGGGACACCTCTGGTGCGAAAGCAAATGCAACACTAGTCGCTGAACTACAGAATATTCAAAGAGATGCACAGAACGCTATCTTTGATGATTTTGAAGGGGACTTCTTGGACTTCAGTGAGTCTAATCCATTCGGAGACATATCATAATGTTTGGCACATGGTTTTATCATAAGAGAGTAAGAACAGCCGTATCTGTATTTGGTTCGATGTTCAACAACCTATATGTTCTAAGACAGAACAGTTCGGGCGAAACTATTTCTCAAGTAAAAGTTCCGTTATCCTATGCACCCAAAAGAAATTTCATCTCACGATTAGAAGAGATGAGTAAGGGTGAGGATGCAGAACGTAGGGTTGCAATCAAGTTACCTCGAATGTCGTTTGAGATTACGAACATGCAATATGATGCAACTCGACAGTTACCCAAGAACAATAATATCTCATCCCTCGTTGAGAACAGTATCACAAGTAGACGTAAACTTTATACGTCCACCCCATACACAATATCATTTCAATTAAATATATATGCTAAATCACAAGACGATGCACTACAAATTGTAGAACAGATTCTACCATACTTTGCACCACAATATACTTTAACTATTAAACCCTTTGCTGATGTCGATACTTTGACCGAAGACGTTCCCGTTACATTATCGGGAGTCACCTTTCAAGATGACTTTGAGGGTTCGGTTGAACAACGTAGAACAATTATATATACATTAGACTTTGAAATGAAAATCTCTCTATATGGCCCAGAGTCTAATAAGAATATTATTCGTGATGTACGTAGTAATTTATTCTTACAGGAAGCTGGATTATCTGATAGTGATGTGTATATCAAAACTATAAAGGTTACACCAGACCCTTCAACCATAAGTGCGGATAGTGATTACGGATTTGTTGAAACCGACTTGGATAGTGCATAATGAGTGATAATGAAAAGAATATAAAAGACGACTACACCACCTCCCGTGACACCTATCACGATATAATTGAGAAGGGACGGGAGAGTATGGACTTGATGATTGAAGTCGCACGAGAGAGTGAACACCCCCGTGCCTTTGAGGTGTTGTCTGGCATGATGAAGAACATGGCGGATGTCACTGATAAACTGATGGACTTGAATAAGAAACACAAGGAAATCAATCAGACAGACGAACCCAAACAAATTGGTAACACAACCAATAACCTGTTCGTAGGAACTACTACAGACCTACAGAGACTTATACAGAATGAGAGAGTGGAAAAAGTAATAGATGTTGAACCCGAATCAGAATGAAAGTTATCTTGGCAATATTAATGTCAAGCGTGATGGAGTTCAACACAATTTTACTGAAGAAGAAGTCAAAGAATATATTAAGTGTTCTAAAGACCCTGTATATTTCTGTAAAAAATATCTAAAAGTTATTTCTCTTGATGAGGGTTTAGTACCCTTTACACTTTATCCCTATCAAGAGAAAATGTTTGACCACTTCAATAACAATCGATTCTCTATCGTACTTGCGTGTAGACAGTCTGGTAAATCGATTAGTTCCGTAGGATATATAATCTGGTTTGCTTGTTTCCATAGTGAGAAGACTATTGCGATACTAGCAAACAAGGGTGCAACTGCAAGGGAGATGTTGGCTCGTGTTACACTCATGTTGGAAAATCTACCATTCTTTTTGCAGCCTGGCACAAAGGCACTCAACAAAGGTTCGATTGAGTTTAGTAATAATTCTCGTATCATTGCCGCTGCTACCTCTGGTAGTTCCATTAGGGGTATGTCTGTTAACCTACTATTTCTTGACGAGTTTGCCTTTGTGGAAAGAGCAAATGAATTCTATACTTCTACATATCCAGTTATCTCAGCAGGTAAAGATACTAAGGTTATCATTACATCAACTGCAAACGGTATCGGTAATACGTTTCATAAGATTTGGGAAGGGGCGGTACAGAAGGTAAACGAATTCGTACCATTTACCGTTAACTGGTATGATGTGCCTGGACGTGACGAAGAGTGGAAAAGACAAACAATTTCCAACACGTCTCAGTTACAGTTCGACCAAGAATTTGGTAACACCTTTTTTGGTACAGGTGATACACTAATCAATGCCGAAACACTGTTATCATTTAGAGCATTCAACCCAAAAGAATTTCTTGAGGGTGGCGACTTATTAATATATGAACGCCCAGACAAAGACCATGAATATATCATGACTGTGGACGTATCAAAAGGAAGAGGTCAGGATTATTCTACGTTTAACGTAATCGACATTAGCACGAGACCGTTCAAACAGGTTGCTGTCTATCGCAATAATACTATATCTCCAATACTCTTTCCTAATATTATATATAAGTACGCAAATCTCTACAACGAGTCATATGTTGTTATCGAATCAAATGACCAAGGAACATTGGTCTGTCAAGGACTGTATCAAGACTTAGAATACGAGAATATCCATATGGAATCTGCCGTCAAAGCAGACCGTATTGGTATTGAAATGAATCGAAAGGTTAAACGATTGGGTTGTTCTGCAATCAAGGATATTCTAGAGAATACTAAACTAAATATTATTGATGAGAATACCATCATGGAAATCTCTACTTTTGTGTCAAGGGGTCAATCATACGAAGCTTCGGATGGTAATCACGATGACTTAATGATGAATCTAGTTATGTTTGGTTACTTTGTATCATCTCAATTCTTTGCTGATATGACTGATATTAACCTAAAAGAACTCATGTTTGCGAAGAAGATGAAAGAAATTGAGGATGATGTACCACCCGTAGGTTTCATTGATGATGGGTTATCCCAAGTCAGAGAAGAAGAAGAACAGAAAACGGCAGGTTGGCATACGTTCGAAGGTATGGATACTGGTGTGGAAGAATGGTAATGTATAAATAAAGGTATGTGAATATAATCGTATTATGAAAACTTATAATTAAACTAAAGGAAAAAAGTTATGGCTCTTTTTACACCCTCTGCTTCTCCTGCTGTAACAGTAAAAGAAATTGACCTGACGGGCGTAGTGCCTAACGTTCAAACTTCTACTGGTGCAATTGTAGGAAACTTCGGTTGGGGGCCTGTTGGAGTTGCGACTCTGGTTTCAGATGAATCTGGACTAGTTAGCACTTTCTCGGCACCGACTGACGAAAACACAGTAGATTTTCACTCTGCTGCGTATTTTTTAAGATATTCTAACTCACTCTATGTTGTGCGTGAGCAGGACAGTGATGGCGTTAATGCTGTCGCAAACCACACCTCCCTCGGTTCATTGACTGCACAAGCAATCAATAATCTAGACGCATTCGAAGGTCTGTCGCTTGACAGTTCTGATGGTGCATTCATCGCTAAGTACCCAGGCGAACTAGGTAACTCTCTAAAAGTTTCTATTGTAGGAACGGATAGTGCCGCCGGCGCCACAACCAACTTTAATAGTTGGGCATATAAAGACCAGTTTGATGCTGCTCCAGGCACTTCAACCTTCGTATCTAACCTCGGTGGTAGTAATGACGAAATCCACGTTGCGGTTATTGACGAAGATGGTGAATTGACTGGAACCGCTGGAACAGTTCTTGAAACATTCCCGTTCTTGTCCGTTGCTAAAAACGCAAAGGCATCTGACGGTACATCTAACTACTATAAAGATGTGTTAAAGACTCGTTCAAATTGGGTATATGCTGGTGGATTCCATACGGGTGACTCAGATAGTCTGAGTGACTTTGTAGGTACAAACTGGGGTAATAACGCAACAACAACTGGTGAGAACTTTGCGACTGGACAAAACTTCAGCGCAACTCAAAACACTTGGTCATTTGCTTCTGGTGTTACTTCAAGTTCAATCGGAACTGACGACATTATGCGTGGTTACGATAACTTCAACGACAAGGATAATATCGAGATTGACTTCTTGATTAGTCCTGAGTCTGTGTCAGATGCAACCGCAACAACTGTGGTCAATGATTTGGTAAGTATTGCAACTGCTCGTAAAGACTGTGTGGTTACTGCCTCACCTTCTCGTGCTGCTGTAGTTACAACTGGCACGAACGCTGCTGTTCTTGCTTGTAACAGCACATACACCAAGTCTTCTTACTTGATACATGACAACAACTATATCAAAATATTTGATAAGTATAATGACAAATATATTAAGATTCCTGCTAACTCCTCAACTGCGGGTCTCATGGCTGCAACCGACTTAGTCGCTGCACCGTGGTACTCTCCTGCTGGTGCTAGACGTGGTAGATATCTTGGTATTACAGATATTATTGTGTCTCCAACTAAAGTAGAAAGAGACGCACTATATAAGGTAGGTATCAACCCTATTGCAAACATCCCTGGCGAAGGCGTTATGCTCTTCGGTGACAAGACTAACGAATCAAGACCTTCTGCATTTGACAGAATCAATGTTCGTAGATTGTTCCTCGCTGTGGAACGTGCAATTAGTATAGCTGGTAGAAACGTAATGTTTGAATTCAATGACGAGTTTACTCGTGCAGAATTCGTTAACATCGTTGAACCGTTCTTACGTGAGATTCAAGGAAGACGTGGTATCACTGACTTCCGTGTAGTCTGTGACGCAACGAACAATACACAAGCTGTGGTTGACCGTAATGAATTCATCGCAAGTATCTTCATCAAACCTGCACGTTCTATCAACTATGTAACATTGAACTTTGTTGCTGTTAGAACTGGTGTAGACTTTGAAGAAGTTGTTGGCACAGTTTAAGGAGTAGGAAAAATGGCAATATTAGGCGTAGATGATTTTAAATCGAAACTCAGAGGGGGCGGTGCTCGTCCTAATCTGTTTAAAGCGACCGTCAACTTTCCAGGCTATGCAGCGGGAGATGTAGAACTTACATCTTTCCTTTGTAAGACTGCTCAGTTGCCAGCGTCCGTAATGAATGTGTTTGAAGTTCCGTTCCGAGGTCGTCAATTAAAAATGGCGGGTGACCGAACATTTGAACCTTGGACAGTAACCATTATCAATGATACTGACTTCAGCATCCGTAACGCTATGGAACGTTGGATGAACGGTATCAATGCCCACCAAGCTAATACTGGTCTGAGTAATCCTATTGATTACCAATCAGACTTGATTATTGAGCAGTTGGATAGAGATGGTGAAACACTCAAAACTTATAACTTCCGTGGTTGTTTCCCGACTAATGTCAGTGCAATCGATGTGAGTTATGAGACTGTAGATGCTATCGAAGAGTTTACAGTTGAGTTCCAAGTTCAATATTGGGAATCTGATACCACTAGTTAATCTAGTTATAGATAGAGGGGTAAGGGGATAATCTCTTACCTCTTTATTATATACATTGAAGGTACATAAATGGCAGAACAAGACAATAGTATTCTCAAACTATTTGGTTTTGAAATCAAGAGACAAGACTCTAAATCAGACCAAAAAGAAAAAGAGAAGTTAAAATCAATTGTTGCTCCCACCGATGAAGATGGTGCGGGGTATGTTACTGCGTCTGGTAGCCACTACGGTCAATATATTGACATGGAAGGTAGTCAGGCAAAGGACAACCAACAACTCATTATGAAATATCGTGGTGTCGCATCACACCCTGAAGTAGATGCAGCTGTTGAAGATATCGTTAACGAATCAATTGTTGGTTCAGAAATGGATGTCACATGTGAATTGAATCTGGACAAAGTAGACGCACCAGATAGTATTAAAAAACAAATGACCGAAGAGTTCAACAACGTTTATGGTATGTTGAAATTCACCGATTTGGGTCATGACATATTCCGTTCATTCTATGTTGATGGTCGTATCTATCACCACCTCGTAGCGAATGAATCAAATCTTAAAGCTGGTATCCAAGAAATCAGAACGATTGATGCCGCAAAGATTCGTAAAGTAAAAGAAGTAAAACATAAGAAAGACCCAATAACTGGCGCAAAGGTTGTTGAGAAGGTCTCCGAATTTTATATCTATCAAGAAAGAGCAGGTGCAAATCAAGGCGTAAGACTTTCTCCTGATAGTGTTTCATATGTGTCTAGTGGTCTCCTTGACCCTAGTAAGAAACAGGTTGTGTCCTATTTACACAAGGCACTAAAACCAATTAACCAATTACGTATGATGGAAGACAGTCTTGTTATCTATCGTCTCGCACGTGCCCCCGAACGTAGAATTTTCTACATCGATGTCGGTAACATGCCACGTAATAAATCAGAATCATATATGCGTGACATTATGTCTCGTTATAGAAATAAGATTGTATATGATTCAAGTACTGGTCAACTTAAAGATGACCGCAAACACATGTCTATGTTGGAGGACTTCTGGTTACCTCGTAGAGAAGGTGGTCGTGGTACAGAGATTAGTACATTGCCTGGCGGTGAGAACCTTGGTCAGATTGATGACATCCTGTACTTCCAGAAGAGACTGTATCGTTCATTGAACGTACCTGTCAACCGATTGGAACAAGAAGCGCAATTTACACTAGGTAGGTCAACAGAGATTTCTAGGGACGAAGTTAAGTTCCAGAAGTTTATTGACCGTCTACGTAGAAGATTCTCAATGTTGTTTACTGGTATTCTCAAGAAACAACTTATCATGAAAGGTATTATTACCGAACAGGATTGGGAAGAGTGGAAGAATTCTATTACAGTTGACTTCCAAAGCGACAACCACTTCTCGGAACTAAAGGATGCAGAACTGTTACAA